CTCGTACACTCAGCGACCGCGCAGGTACCCCTCTCCCAACCCTTACCATTGCCTCTAATAACTCAGGTGCTTGGGGAAATAGCCTCTATATTGCTATCCAAGACAGCCTCTCAACAGGTTACTTTAACGTAATCGTATATCTAGGTGGTTCCACCTCAGGATACATTGTTGAGCAGTGGACTGACGTAACCATGAAGTATACGGACGCACGTTATGCTGTAACCGTCATCAACCAGAACTCTGCTTACATCACGGCTACAGACTTGTTCTCTACATCTGGAAGCCCAACCAGCAACCCAGCGGTTACAGGAACAAATACCAACCTAGTCCCAGTAGTTCTCAGCGGAGGTGGCGACAACAACAACGTATCTTCTGCTAACATCTCAAGCGCGCTTAGCTTGTTTGACACTATTGCCTCTACTCTAATCCTAAATATCCCAGGATTTACAGACGCAACAACAGTCAACCTAGCTCTGGCCTACGCTACAGGCTCTACTCGTTCTAACGACGTCTTTGTAATCATTGATGGAATCAACGACACCGCCACCAACCAGCTGGCTCTTGCGGCAACTTACAGCGCAACATCCTCTGGAGCGGTTTACTACCCACAAATTACAATCTCTGACCCAACAGCCGCAGTTGGTTCACCTACAGGTGCAACTAAGACTGTCGGAGCGGGTGGAGCTGTCGCAGGTCTTTTTGCCCGCACAGACGCTTCTCGTGGAGTATTCAAGGCTCCAGCTGGTCTTCAAGCTCGTCTGTCTAACGTAGTTTCTGTACCATCACTCAGTACCACTGACCTTGGTAACCTTAACAACGGAACTGTGCCTGTCAATGCAATTCGCTACATCACAGGTTCAGGCTTTGTAGTTATGGGTGCTCGTACCCTAAAGCAGGGATATGTAGACAAGTACGTACCCGTTCGTCGAACCCTAACTTACTTGGAAAAATCTTTATCTGACTTGACGCAGTTCGCTATCTTTGAGCCTAATACCCAAGTTCTTTGGAACCGAATTAACTCTGTAGTCGGAAACTTCCTAAATCAGTTCTGGGGTCAAGGCGGTCTATATGGAAACACCCCGTCGTCCGCTTTCTTCGTAAAGTGCGATTCTGACGTAAATCCACAGTCATCTATTGACAATGGGTTTGTTAACATTCAAGTTGGAGTCTCTTTGCAGCGTCCAGCTGAATTCATCATCATCAATATCGGTCAGTTCAACGGTGGAACCACCGTTACTACGGCGTAAGGGAGATATAACTAATGCCAACAAATACTAACTTCAACTCAACCCTAGCGACTGACCCTTTACGCAGTTTTAGGTTCACCGCTACGTTTACTGCGGCAGGGGCTGACTCAACATTCAACACTAAAATCACTACAGGTTTTACTGGAGGATTCAGCTCAATCTCTGGCTTGTCTATTAATACCCAAGCTATCCAGTACCGCGAAGGTGGAATGAACACCACAGTTCACCAGATTCCTGGTATGACTACATTCAACCCAATTAGCTTTAGCCGTGGAGTAATCCTAGGCAATGACCAAGCTATGACGTGGATGCGCGGGCTGTTCTCAGCTGGAACTGGTGCGGGTCTTCCTGCGGGGTATAACCCAGTTACTAACCCAAATCCAGGTGCTACTGCGTCAGGCGCAACAGGAAACTTCCGTACGGACATAATCATTAATGTCAATCAGCACCCAAATACAAGCACTACTGTGGATTACCCACAAATGGCTTTTAAAGTGCATAACGCATGGATTACTGGCCTTAACTACACAGACCTGGATGCGACCAATGGTGCGATTCTGTTTGAAACAATGCAGCTTGTCCATGAGGGCATCTCTGTATTCTTTACAAATACTACGGGAAGTCCTTCAGACGGTAAAAACACAAGCGACTACTAACTGATAAGATTAGCCCATTAACCTAAGGAGAATAATTCGTGAGCACAACTGATACACCAGTAGTAGTAACAGACGCTGATTTAATTAATAAGTATGCAGCTATGGCGACAGAGGAGCCAGAACAGGTCGTAGAGACCCAGGCTCCTCTCGGACCAGAAGTAACTCTTCCTGGAGGATTTATCCTCGACGGGGCTGTGGTAAACACCGCTGAAGTTCGTGAGTTAAACGGAGTTGATGAAGAGGCTATCGCTAACGCACCAACTACAGGAAAAGCTCTTAATATTCTTCTTCAAAGAGGTCTGGTAAAGATTGGCGGAAAAGACGTAACTAGAGACGACTTGGATGCGCTTCTTGCGGGAGACCGAGACGCCATTCTTATCGCCATTCGTCGTGTTACTTTTGGTGGCACTGCAGAATACAGGGTCACATGCGCAGCTTGCGATACAGACCAGAACACCGTAGTAGACCTAGATAAAGATGTTCCTGTTAAAAAGCTGGAAAATTCTGAGGAACGAACTTGGAATGTAGAAACGAAAAAAGGGTTTGTTACTGTGGGGCTACCTACAGGAATTACTCAAAAGAAGTTGCTTGAGAACTCAGAAAAAACATCTGCCGAACTCAACACTATTCTACTTTCTGGGTGTGTGCTATCAGTAAACGGTATTCCATCTATGGGAGCCAGCACAGTGCTAAAGCTTGGTATGGCTGACCGCGCAAACCTTGTAAAAGAAATTATTGAACGTAACCCAGGCCCACGCCTTGGGGAGGTGAAGAAGGCATGCGAGGCATGTGGTGAGGAGATGAATCTCCCTATCAGCCTCGTTGATTTGTTTCGTATATAGAAAAGAAGATTACGAACTTTTATTAGATGAGTACGAGTTTCTAACAAGAAACTTTACAGGTTGGACTCTCTCGGACATACGGGGATTATCCGTACGAGAGAGGCGCAACTGGATAGAACGAGCGAAACGAAATAGGAGGTAGTCATGGAAGATGACGTCAAGCTGGCCTTTGGCCTTGGCGGTAAAATGGGTACAGCCGTCACTAACATTAAAAACGACCTCCTAAGCTTAGCCAGCATTATTGAAACAACACTTTTACCAAAGATTGACAAGATGGCTAGCCGTCTTGAATCGGTTAGCAAAGACTTTAGTGGCATTCTTATTGCTGATAAGTACGGGCGAGTTACGGGCACCTCAGGGGGTTCAAATAGAGTAGCCCCACCACCTCCTACGGATACTGGTAATAACGGAGCCCCTCCAACTAATAATCAAAGCCCTAAGACACCACAAGATAACTCCGCTGGTAAGCCTACTAACAATAAGATTGCGGCTGGGGCGCAGGCTGTGCTTGGCGGAATGTACGGGTCTAATCTACTTAGCATGGCCATGCCAAACGTGCAGACCTCCATCATGCAGGACTACCTCACTAACCGTGTAGCTTTTAATGGGGCTGGGGGGATAACGGGTAGTTTACAAGGTCAAACAAGCCAAATAAATGCTTTGCAACGCTCTATGGCAAACCAAGGAACAGCCACCAGCAACATGGACGCAATTAATGCAATTATTGCTCTGCAAAATGCGGGGCTTGGCGGAGCAAAAAACTTTAAGCAATTAGCGTCGGGTGCCGCAGCCATTTCTAATTTAGAACCTGGCATGGGTCTTGCAGGTGCCGCTCAAGCTCAAGGAGCTGCTCAAGCCCCTACTACTGTAAATATGCTTCGTTCTATTGGTATCAATATGCGTGACGCTAACGGTAATATGCTCACTACGGGTCAAATGATTGACCAAATATGGAACTTTTTAAATAAGAACAACGGTGGCAAGAATATGGATAAGGAATCCATAACCATGTCCTTAGCCCCAGGTTATGGCCTATACAACATGCTTAGTAGCATGTTCAACGGCGACCCTATGATGATTAAACTTGTAGGAGACGGATTAAAGCTTAAAGCTCAAACAGGTGGAGCTGCTATTGATTCCCTTACCCGTAATCAAATGAAAACTTTGGGCGGAACCACTGGAACAGTTAATGCGATTGCTAACAAAACAGCTGCTCAAACAGAACTCTTAACCAATACGGCTGCAACTACTTCAGCTGGGTATGCGGCGTCTGCTGACTTAGCCGCGGCACTCAATAGGTTTGCCGATATGGTTCCCCAATTAACTTCGGCTTTGGGCGGATTAAACGGATTAATGTCTGGAGTAAAGGGTATAGGGGGCGGAGCACTCACAAGCGTTGCGGG